TAGTATTCATATTATTACTATATTTGCAGGGTAATTAAGTCCAAAACGTTATGAGTTACAAATCAGTGAAAGACGTTGTAACGATGTTTGAGGGCGGTAATTTAGCTGCATCAAAGATTCGTAATCTGGAATGTCCCAGTTACGAAATCTGTCTAATAGATTATGGATGCGGCAAATTTAACAGAAAAATACATATTATGGAGCAATATCCTTGATCTTCGTTCACGGGGAATCAACATTGCGCGGACAGCCCGTCGTCTTGGTGTGTCCCGTAATACGGTACGACATCTTCAATCCCTAAGCTTGGAGGAAGTCCTCCAGCACAAAGAACGGCATTACAAACTCCATGCCTACGAGCAGGCCGTCGCATCCCTCCTTACCAGTTTTCCCTCCATTTCCAGCAGCCGCATTGGCGACTACTTGCGGGAACATTATCCGGACTTTCCGCACGTCTGCGAGAAGACCGTCCACAATTATGTCCAGTTCGTCCGGAAGAAGCACCATATTCCTCCGGCCAGATAATCACCGGTCCCATTCTCCCAAGGAGTGGGAGCCCGGTCCGTCATATACATAATTCTTAACAGTAAACATTATACATTATCATATATGAATACCCAAAGCTTTACAAACGGAACAAGCCGCCGCCTGTCACGGGCTGTACGGCGCCAGGAATGCGGAACACATCCTTGCTATGAGCTCAGCACTTCCCAATTTTCTGACATGAAAGTCAGAAGACTCACCCGCCAATACGGTTTTTCCGGTTACAGCATTTACCGGTATCTCGTAAACGAGACACTCCACAACGGGAGCTACCTCCTGCTGTGGTGCGAGGAAACGGCGCAGGCGGTGGCCTCTTACTGGAATGCCTCTTTGGAAGATGTCACAAGAATTGTCAACGGCTGCATACAAGTCGGACTTTTCAACGGTGAGCTATACGAAAAACACCGCATCCTGACTTCCGCTGACATACAGCGGAACTATATGGATCATGTCAGATCCTGCGGTCTGCTCTCCCGATATCCCGACATTCCCAAGGAGTTCGAGCTTTCGGCCAGCTGATGTATTATCCACTTTAAATATAAAGCTTATGCCAAAAACAGCTAAAAAGGGTTTCACCTATTTCAGGTTCGAAACCGATCATTTCTATGATCCGAAAGTAAAGAGACTAAAAAATAAATTTGGAATGGAAGGCTGGGGTGTGTTCCATTTCATTGTAAACGAGATCTACCGTGTCGAGGGATGCTATATGGTTATGGATGCCGACGGTCTGTTCGACATCTCGGACTATTCCCGTATGGATGAGAAAAAGGTTTCGGACATCATCGACTACTGCGCCGAACTGGGCCTTTTCAACAAAGAACTGTGGCAGGACAAACAGATTCTGACCAGTGAGGAGATACAGGAACTGTATGTAGGCATCTGCAAGGCCATCCACCGCAAGCCCGGCATTCCGGAAAGCATCCTTCTGCTGGAAACGGAACCGTCACCGGAGTCCGCCACCATACCGCATGCCACTTGTGAACAGCAGGACACCCCGGCACATGAATGCGGATCTCCGGCTTCCCTTCCGGAGGATGGGAAGGAAATCCGGCAGGCTGTGACTCGCATACGCACATTGTTCGCAGCTGAAAAGGAACTTCGCGAAGAAGCGGACAAAACTCGCGAAAATAAACCGTATAAAATAAAAGAAAATAAAATATCCTCCCCAACCCCTCCGGCACAAGCCTCCGGTGAAGGGGAGAAGGATGAGGACAGGGATTCTCTTCCGGGAAAGCTCAAGTATCTGGGAGTGGACGAGTATTATACCGGCTGGATATACCGGCTTTCGGCCTGTTATCCCGAATTCCCGGTCGGAAAGGCGATCGAGGATATCCTGCAGAGTGATTTCCACCTGACCAAGGGGAACTACCTGTATCCTCTCGTTGAAAACTATATCGCCAAATACAACGCCGAGTACGGAGAGGCCGACCGGCAGAGGAGGCAGGAGGAAACCATGCGCAACCGCCGCAAGACGCTCGAGCTTCTGGGGGTCGCGGTGAGGGACCAGCAGGAGATCCTGCAGCTCGCCTCCGTGGCGCCCATGGTGCTGGACACCGCCCTGAAGGAAACCTGGGGGAACAAGAGGATCAAGAGCCCCACCAGGTTTATCCTGAGCCGTATGAGGCAGGCAGTTTCCGCATAGAAGCCGGAAACGCCGTGTTGACAATATGATGGAATTACCCTGAAAAGCTGTCCGCGAGGATGGCGGGAATAAATTTATAAATTTAAAGAACTCATCCTGCCCATCCGTGAGGACCGGCAGGAATCAAACGGAAAATACCATTAAAGCGACATAACCATGACATCACAGGAAGCCAATTCAATCCCGTTGGGAGACATCCTCTCCCATTACGGTTACGAGCCGTCCAGACGGTATGGCGGCTATGACATGTACCGTTCCCCCTTCCGTTCCGATACTTCCCCGAGCTTCAAGGTTTTCAGGGAGGAGAACCGCTGGTATGATTTTGGGGACGGTACGTATGGCAGGGCGGTGGATCTGGTCATGCGTGTGGAAAACTGCTCCTTTCCGCAGGCCATGAAGGAACTCGGAAGGATGAGGACCTCCCCGCAGCTTTCCATGCCTTCGATACGGAAACCGGAAACGGTGTCAGGAAGGCTTCCGGCAGCCGCCCCGATGACCGTCCTGAAGGTCATTCCCGTTCAGAACAGGCATCTGCTTGACTACGCCGCCTCACGTGGCATTGACGGGGAGATTGTCCGTAAATACTGTGTAGAGGTCCACTACTGTTTCGAGAGGAATCCGCGTGAGAAATACGCGCTCGGATTCGCCAACGACCACCGGGGTTTCGAATTGCGGAACAGCATGTTCAAGGGGTGCGCCTACGCCAAGGATATTACCTGCATCAGTGAAGGCAACAGGTCCTGCGCCGTTTTCGAGGGCTTTTTTGACCTTCTCAGTTTCAAGCAGTACGCAAGGGAGCATCCGGAGATGCCCGCACTTGGAAAGCTGGACGTGTGCGTATTGAACTCCACGGCCATTGTGGACCGTTCAAAGGATTTCCTTTCAAAGTATGAGAAGGTGCACGCCTTTCTCGACAACGACGCCCCGGGACGCGGGGCACTGGGAAAGATACGGAGCTTCCTTCCTGAAGACGTGATACTGGTGAACGAGTCGGAACGCCTGTACCCCAGGTGCAATGATTTTAACGAATTCCTGCAGAAGACCGGGTGTCCGGCAGCGGGACATGAAATATGAAGAGCAAAAAAACAGAACGATGAAAACATTTGAGGAAATATACCGGGATGCGGCAGTCCGGAACGGCTGCAATGCCGGGAAAACGTTTGCGAGGGTCATGTTCGAGGAGGGCATGAGCCAGAACCTTGAGCGTTGCATGGACAGGGCCGCCGGTTCCCATACGGACCTCATGGCCTTTGCCGGATGGTTCGGAAAGCGTCTGGTCAGGGAATCTGTCAGGTGCAATGCCGCCCGCGTGAACTTCTCCCAGGACATAACTATAGAAGGCAGGAAATACGCCACCCGGTTCGGTACGGTCACTTTCTGCACGGAGGAAAAGAAAAGCCTTGAGGAACGTGCGGAAGAGATTGCCGGAAGACTGCTGTCATCCGGCCTGTCAGATGACCTGAAAACGTTGTTGAAAGAAGCCGTACTGACCGGCTACGATTTACAGAAGGATGATTTTGATGAGGATTAAACGATCAAGCATGAAACAGAACAATGACATACCGGATAAAACCATGGAACGTATCCGCAAGCTGATGCGTCTGAAGGAGTCCACCACTTCCGAAGGTGAGGCACGGGAAACCGCCCTAACATGCTGCCATGACGCGCTTATTGACAAGTACCTGGAAAAAATAGGAGCCGGCACTTCAAAGGCACATCCGAGAAAGACCGGAACCGACCGCTCCGCGTATTACTCAGGCATGGGTGACGGCAGGAACATCAGTCTGAACCGGCAGATAAAAGGAGGTGGTATATGACAGTATTGTGGATATCATTTGCGGCCCTGTATGCACTGGGCATGCTGTGGCTTGCGTATCAGATCAGGACCGCCCCCAGTGATCTGGATTTATGGGGCGAGGAAATAGAATAAACCGTTAAAATCATAATAGTATGTACTTTATACATTATATACAGACTTATGCGTCGGTCAATAGGAAAGGCAGCGAGCTCCAGAGCCATATCCTGAAGTTTAAGGACTGCCTGCTCAAGGACCGGAACGCACTGGATGATCTGAAAGAGGAGATTCATTGCCGGATAGAAGAACTGGATGCCAGGTATCCGCGTACCCAACCCCTGCATTTCGATGCGGGAAACGATTCCGGAAGGTGGTACATCCATGTGAAAGGAAAGCCGGACAATCTTGTATGCATCATCTCCATTGCAAAAGTGAGGAACCTGCTGGGAAAAGGCACAGTTTCCTTTCCCGGGAAAGACAAGGACGGAGAGAAAGGATGAGGAACACATACTGGTTTGCCGTGGACTATAACGGTACGGGACATCTTTTCACCTGTCCTCCCGAAAGGGACACGGGGATGTGGACCGGCGAGGAAGCCCTTTACATCCCCAAAGGACAGTTCGGAGAGATGTTTCCGCGAATCACCTGGCAGGACGCGCCGGTGGTGGTGACCCTGGAGGTGCTTCCCTGCGTGGAGACCCGGCGGCTGCGTCTTGTCAAGCGCTGCCTCCATCTTCTGCGGAGGCATACCGGCAGGAATCAGTCAAAGGATATGGAGGATTCACAATAACTCCCCCTGATGGTAGATGTATTAAGAAAGTTGAAGCTATTAAATTGGATTTAATACAATAAGACCTATGGAAGCATTAACGGCATTACAATGGGCAAAAGAGGGTTATGTACCTAACGCTGATGCGGTAGGTGAAGAACGTTGGACTAATTGTTTTCACGGGCAGAAAGCAACATACTACAAAGACAACGAAGTTCACAAAGACTCTGAAACTGCAAAGGACATGCTTAGAGCTAAACGAAAAGAGCACAAAAAAGCATCAGATAAAAGGGACGAGAAGCGAAAAAAAAACATGGCTTATCGAGAGAACATGAAAACAGAATGGCAGTGGCTCCAGGAAGGTAGGATACCGAATCCGAATGCACGGTGGGAATATGGCGAGATTCTGAACAATACATTCAACGTGTGCAGTTACGGCAGCAAATATTGCTATTGTCATATTGATGAAACACATATACCCAAAGATAGTGAAGAGCTACAGAAAGCCATTTTTGATTTTCAACGGAAATAGCTGGATATGACTATAAACGATATAGAAAGGAATGAATTATGAATAAAAGAACAATTCAAATAGATGTTATCGGTACGATAGAAGAAACTGAATTAATGAAATGTAAATTGTATGTTGATGGTCGTGTGTGTGTAATCGGAATGTCACGATATGACTATGAAGAGTTAATGCGAGAAAAAGTGTTTATCCGGGATGGTAAGAGCGTTGATTCTGCTGGTGTGATAAACACGACTAACACTTTCGTTGAAGATGATTAATATTAAATTAAAAAGGAATAAAATTATGAAAACATTAACTGTTGGAGAGCTTATAGAAAAGCTTAAAAAAATGCCTAAATCAGCCAATGTATTTATGCTCACAGATAGAACAGAATCAAACTGGGATGAAGAGAACGCTAAATTTATACGTGTTCACGGGATTGAATATGTAGAAAAAGAAACTGTATATCCTGATGATGGATTTACGGATAGTGTGGAACTTAATGTCTTACTTGAAATAGAGGAGGATGAAATATGACAAAAGAAGAGGTTCTTAAATTGGAGAGTGAAGATAATAGAATAATCAACTGCACAGGCAATAAAATTGAATTTGCCAACGGAGACGTTTATGCCATGAGTTCACCAGGTAGATTGTTTTACAAGGTGAAATGCTTTGTACTTTAATTCAAAACAAAATAGTAATGAGTAAAACAACAATTTATTATCTATTCCTAGTAGCAATGTATATGCTGCTAGGATAGGTGGAAAGGAGAGATATGAAACAGACAGTAGAAGAAGTAGCATACGATTATGCTACTAATAAAACGAAGTTCAGAAAAGACGTTCTGAAAGAAGTTGACGCGGATACCTACGTTTCACGTCATGCTGATAGTATGGAAGATTTTCAATGTGGTGCAGAGTGGCAGTCAAAGCAATCGCCTTGGATTAACGTTAAAGAAAGGTTGCCGGAAGAAGAACAAAAAATCTTCGTTTTGACAATGGGTTATGGCGTACCATATATTCAAAAAGAAACGTTTCGTAGAAGCAACAATTTAGATATAAAGGGAATATGGACTCACGGAAACAGTATCGTGTTGGCATGGCTTCCTATTCCGTCTTTCGATGATATATTAAAGAACAACAATAAAAAATGAAAGCAATAACCATAAAACAGCCGTGGGCCTCTTTGATAGTCCATGGTATTAAAGACATTGAGAACCGTACTTGGAGCTGCCCTAAGAAATACTTAGGGCAGAGGGTACTGATTCATTCAAGCGGTAAACCTTTGAATTATGATAATTTCTATGATTCAATACTTACCAATGAGCAGTTATTGGCATTACCGGAAAACAAAGAGTGGAAAGATTTTAGTTTTTGTACAGGCTCCATAATCGGAAGCGTCGAGATAATAGACTGTGTACAAAACCATCCTTCCATCTGGGCAGAGAAAGGAGTTTATAACTGGGTACTAGCTAACCCTATTCTCTACGAAAATCCAATTAAGGACGTGAAAGGCAAATTATCCTTTTGGGATTATCCCGGTATCAAAGAGGTAAAGATAGAATGTCCGGAATGTGGCAGTATAGAAATAGCTGTTGAGGACTATACAACGGCACCATTCCCAACTTATTTGCATAGGTGTAATAAGTGTGAACATGTGATTATAGAAAGTGAGTGGAAGGAGGTAAAACTATGAGAGATTTTTATGAACTGATAAACCAATATCCATGGACTACTATTTTTCTTGCTATTTTCATTTATGAAGTGATTAAATGTGTGATGTCTAATTTGAAAAAGAAATAGCCATGAGCAAACTATATAAAGTAACTATTTTCGGGGAATCATTCCTAATCGGGTGGTTCCCTTTCTCTTCACGCTGGTATAACAAGCTAAAGATAATCAAATGATAGTACGTCATTTTATAAGAGTTCCGGTTGGAAGTACTGTCTATTGCGACAATCAGCCGGTTAAAATACTAGAGAAAGGATATGCCCTTGCTCTATGTGATGTTAATGGGAAACGGGTATATATCACTTGCTATGATTTGGAAAAGAAACCATTCGTCAGCACGAATGGGGAAAAATGAAAAAGAGCCAACCCACGCACGACCATGAATCAGCTCTTCCTTACACGATTATGATGCAAATATACTATTTACTTTTAAAATAATCGTGTTATGGAACTGGATTTTAACAAAATAATTCGCCTTAAAAAGATTAGAATTGAGAAATCAGAACTTTCAGAGGAAGAAAACGCCTTGACCACCCCAATTTTGAAAGACAAAAGCCTTATCCATGAAATCTACAAAATATTCGTTGAGTTGCTGAATGAGAGAGGATGTCCACCGAATATTGACAGTGTTACCCAGCGGAAGAAGTTCATCTTCATTATCCTGTACCTGTTTTCTCCAAGTTCGCTTGCCGGTGGGAAAATGACAGCTGGGTTACGCGAAGAGATGTCAAGGGTACTTGGGGTTCAGTCCAAGAGTACAATTTCCGACAACTGCGCTGATGTCGTGTTTCTCTATCAGAACTATGGGGATTTCAGCGGGGATATAGAGTATCTTTATACCGAAATCGTAAATCGGTTAAGAATCAAAGGGCTAATCAATTAATGAGCCGGAGTTTAGTGCTCCGGCTTTTGTTATGTGTACACGGTGTTAAAAGTAACAAATATGTTATTTCTTTCTTCATCTTTGCTTGTTTTATTGTAACAAATATGTTACTTTTGTAGTGTCAATTAAAAATGTTCTTTGATTTTATGAAGTATTCAGAGTTTTACAAATTGATTGAATCAGCTGGCTGGACAATCAAAAAGGGAAAGAAACATTATAAATATGTTCATCCCGACTTTGACTACTTTATTCCTGTTGGCAGACATCAGTCTCAAGAGATACCCAATGGTACTCTTGACAGTATGTTGAAAAAGGCAGGGTTAAAGAAGTGAAAGGACTGCACCCACTTCGGTGGGTGCTTTAATTGACGAATTTAAAATACACGATTATGAAGAAGATTAAGGCAATTATCGAAAAGGCGAATGATGGGGGTATTTCCGTATATTCGGAGGATGTGAACGGAGCGTACGGTTTTGGGCTTACAGAGCAGGAAGCGAAAGATGATTTTATGTCCGTACTTGAGGAGCAGGCCGAATATTATAAAGAAAAACATGGAGACTTTCCTGTGTGGTATAAGTCTGGGTATTCTGTTGATTACATATATGATTTAAGCGGATTCTTCGAGGCATTTCCTTTCATAAATGCCAGTAAGTTTGCAAAGGAAATTGGCATGAATGAATCTGTCATGCGGAAATATAAGGGAAAGATTGTAACAGCTTCCGATAAACAAAGAGCTCTTATACAAGAGAGATATAATAATCTTCTCAGAAGAATGGAAGCTGTCAGATTCTGATATTCTAGCCGTGAGGCTCTGATATAAAATCAAGAACTAATTGACAACAGAAGGCGCATCATTTTGGTGCGCTTTTATTGCTTTTAATGAGGTTATCAATGAGTAAGCCGGAGTTTAATGCTCTGGCTTTACTTTTAATCTTTCACATATTTTTGGTAATACTCTCTTGTATTACTTGTTGGTAAAACAAGTGGAATGGAAAACTTTATTTTACTAACACTTTCATTTTGTATTGCATTTTCTGACGAAGTACCAACATTTATAATTTTGGCGATTCCTATTCCTGATTTATTACCTTCTTTTTCGGTAACGGAAATAGCTATGTCCATCTCTATATTTTGTACTTTGGTCTTTCGGTTATAATATTCATAATGAGATTCATTGTCAATATAATATTCTCCTTTTTCAGATTGAATATCATCGGGACAAATTAGGACATGTTTATCTTTGTATTTTTCTTGTGTTTCTGAAACAGCATCTATTATTTGACTAAGTGTTTCTTTTATAAAGTCTTTTAGTTCCATATTTTTTTATTTATAGTATTCTTTCCCTCGTATATTCTTGTGTTCCGGCATATGTGGTTCTCCGTCAAAATGTATTTTACCTCCACAGTGGGGGCAGGTGATGGTGTTGGCATCATCTTTTATATCCATATCATCAACAAAGAAGTCACCAACCTTGCATCCAATAACATCTGCTATCTTCTGTAATGTTCCTACTGTTGGATTTCTACTAAGGTTTTGGGCAAGTGTAACCCTTGTTATACCCATTTTTTTTGCAACGGATTCCATTGTGAAGCCTTTCTGCTTGATTATTGTCTTTACTTCCATGTGTGTATGATTTTAATCAGATGCAAATATAGGGGTAAAAATCGAATAAACAAATTAAATCAGCTTGTTTTGATTGAATATAGTCATTTGTATTAAAATATATTTAGATTATAATCATACTTATGCTGTTTTGTTAATATATGATAATAATCATACAAATAGTATATTTATTTATTGTATGTATGATTTTAATCATTACATTTGCATCATCAGAAACGAAGTAATAACAATTAAAAGATATACGATTATGACAACAAAGAATATCATCAGAGAAGTAAGTTACAAAGGTCACATAATAACAGTGTTTGAAGATGGCTTTCATCAAGAATTTGTAATCATAGATAATGACGAATCAAAGCTGTATGATAGCATTGCAGATGCAAAGAGAGTTATTAGAGGCGAGCAACCTTATTACGAAATAAACTGAGTTTAACCAGCAGGGCGAAAGCCCTGCGCAATATAGAAGGATATGAAAGAAAATATATTTTTAAAAGCAGTTATAGAAAAACCGTTATTGAATAATGAACCAGAAGTTTTACACCTTTTCGTTCAAATTATCAATGAAATAACTTCTTGTATGTCAGAAAACGAGTTAAGAGGCTGTATGAACTCTTTAATAGTAAGATACCCTTATTTTAAACTGTTTTTCGATTATGGTTTCGGACATAATCATATGTGGGTGAAAGCATCAGGTTCTTTAGAAAGATTGATATTGGTTGAGTTCTAATCCGGTAGCCTTATGGCTACCACAATATACACGATTATGAAAGCAGATTTAGTTTTAGTTATCAGCCCTGAAGCCCCACTGATGAAGCAACTGGGCAAGGTATTGGGTAAGATGGTAACCCCTTATGACTTCTCTACTATAGAGAGGGGTGAAAAGTACATCACCATACAGCATGATGAAACAGGGCTTGTAGTGGCTTATACGAGTGAAGAAAGATTGAACGTAAAAATGAATTAAGAATGAAGAATGTATTAGAATCTTTGAAAGAAAGTGTCAAGAGTGGCAAAATCACAATCAGAGAGGCAGCTATAAAGCTGCATAAAGCAGGGTGGACGAGTTTTGTAGACGTGGATAAAACGAAACAATTACTTGAATTATGAACTCAATAAATGTAAACGGTTGCAGCGTATGCCAGCCCGGCAAAGAGAATTACACTACCTACGCAACGAAGTTAGGCAGAAAGAGAGTGAGAATGTACCAGTACGATTACCGTACTGAAAGTGGTGAACTCTTTGCTTGTTGTGCGCCTACCTTAGAGGCGTGTAGAGAAAGACGGGACAAATGGCTTAGTTCACGACAATAAGCCAATTGTCGTGTATAACGATTGAAGATATTTCGTTATCTTTGGTTGTGGTAGTACCTTTGGGGTACTATCTTTTATGTATAAATTTTATAACGATATAGTGATATGAAGATTAATTATAATGGTCAAGAGATAGAAGCGTATTCGCTCATAATGACAAAAGAAAACGCTTTAGATATTTTGAATGGTAAAAAGAGCATAGAAACACGTATGCTTAGCGCCAAATATGAGAAGATGTTCACGGACTTTGCGCAAGTTGACGAAAACGAGAAATTTAGAAAAGCTGGACGCGAGCAAGAATGTCAACCTATTTTAAGGACTGATATAGAAGCTATTCATTTTTATAGTACTGGTGCACCATGGACACTTGATGTCGCCATTGATGAAATTGGTATAGGCGAAATAACAGAAGAAGGAATAAAGTTCATGCACGATGAATTTGATTTTCATGATTTCGATGAACAGCTAGAAGATTTCAAGAAAAATCCGCCCGAAGAAGTGCCATTGTTCTATTATTTACATATCTGTGAGATTATTCATCATGATGGATTGAAATAATATAAGCCACTTCGGTGGCTTTACTTATTGGTAAAAAGATTGTTTAATTTAAAATTTAAGATTATGGGAGAAACTTACGCAACTGATGCGAGCGGTAATAAATATCGCACTCGAAAAGACTATGAAGCTGGTCGTTTTCAATCTATGGGTAGAAATGCAGCCCAAAGAGCGAGAATTAATCGTAAGGTAGGTGGTAGGATTGCTTGATGATGAAAAAGGCAATAGATATAATAAAAACTATCGCCGAAAGGACTGACAGGGTTATATTGTTTCACTCGGCATCGGGTAAAGACAGTATAGCCCTTTTAGACCTTATTTCACCATACTTTAAAGAAATTGTATGCGTTTATATGTACGTTGTTAAAGACTTATCTCATATTAACCGTTATATAAACTATGCTTGTAATAAATATCCAAATGTTAAGTATGTGCAGATTCCTCATTTTGCAGTTTATTCCTATAGACGCATTGGGTATATGGGATGCGAGAAAAATGAGAAACAGAAACTTTACAGCATGGCTCAGCTTACAGATATAGTAAGGGAGAAATACAATATTGAGTGGGCTTTCTTCGGCTTTAAGCAATCCGATTCAATGAACAGGCGTTTGATGCTACGTACATACGACATGAACGGAATTAATGAAGCGCAAAAGAAGTGTTATCCATTGTCTGAATACAAAAATAAAGACGTCATGGATTATATTAGCAGGGCTGGTTTAATCAAACCGGAATCATACGATTCCAAGCATCAATCATCCGGAACGGACATAACGGATATTAACTACCTTCTTTTTCTTCGTAATAGATTTCCGGGTGATTTGCAGAAAGTTATAAATGAATACCCTTTGGTGGAACGAAAACTATTTGAATACGATTATGAAAGAACTAAAGCAAAGTGAGACAAGAATTATAAAGCGCTCCAAAATAAATCTGAATCCGATTAATCCTAAAAGGCATTCTGATGAGAGGGTAAAACTGCAAAAGAAGAACTTGCAAAAAGTGGGTTTCCTCGGCGGTATCGTATGGAATGAGAAATCGGGAAATCTTATAGACGGGCATCGCAGGATAAAAGCAATGGATTTGCATTATAAATACGATGGTACTTCCAGCACGGATTACAATGTTAAGGTTGAGGTCGTAAATCTGGATGATAAGGCTGAGAAGGAACAGCTTACATACATGGCCGTGGGAAATACTAAACCAGATATTGATTTGATAGCTGATTACATTAATGATATTGATTACTCCGATGTCGGTTTGAGTGAAGCTGAACTTAATGATATTCTATCCATAAGTGGTATTGATGATATTAGATTGTCTGATTCTTTAGATAATTTGCTATCTTCCCCGGTGAAAGAATCAAAGCGTCTTGATAGAACAGAAGAAGAAAAGAAAGCTCACATGAAAGAGGTTAAGCAACAGGTTAAGGCAGTGGCTAAGGAACGCCAACTCAATGAAGAAGCTTACATAATGCTTTCGTTCTCCTCCTACGAAGCTAAGGCTGATTTTTGTGACCTGCTTGGTATAAGTACAGATGATAAGTTCGCTAAAGGGGAAGGTGTTTTAAAACTGATTGAATAAGTATGGCAAAGCCGAAGTTTGATTTTGATGATGAACAGAACCTAATCCGTATTGAGGGTTGGGCACGTGATGGTTTGGACGATAAGCAAATCGCAGCAAACATCGGCTACAGTGAAGCGCATTTCTCTGTGTTGAAAGGTAAATTGCCTAAATTATCTAAAGCATTAAAAAATGGGCGTGCGCCCATTGATTTTGCCATTGAAAGCAAGATTTATCGTAAGGCTATGGGGATGAAGGTAAAAGTTCAACAGGCTATTAAGGTGAAAGATGTGTTTTTCGATGAAGAAGGTCGCAGATGCGAGAAAGAACGGGTAGAGATTGTGGAATTAGACCAAGAAGTACCACCTGATACAACAGCTGGTATTTTCTGGCTCAAAAACCGTAAGCCCGAACAATGGAATAGACCGGCTCCAAGAGCTGAAGATGATGCATATATTCCAACAGACATAGAGCATGGCATCAACATTGATTCTTGGATTAAAGACAAGCTGAAATGATAGTACCTCAAGAAATTTACCATCCATTATACGAGGATAAGGAAAAATTTATAATTCTTATTACCGGTGGGCGTGGTTCGGGAAAGTCTTTCAATGCTTCTACCTTTATTGAGCGGTTGACTTTTGAAATGACTCCCGTAGAGAAAATAGTTCATCAGATTCTTTACACCCGTTACACGATGGTTTCTGCCGGTATGTCTATCATCCCCGAAATGATGGAGAAGATAGATTTGGACGGTACCACGAAATATTTCAAGACCACAAAGACGGACATAGTCAATAAGATGACTAAGAGCCGTATCATGTTTCGGGGTATCAAGACTTCTTCCGGAAACCAGACAGCAAAACTGAAATCCATTCAAGGCATTACGACTTTTGTCTGCGATGAAGCGGAAGAGTGGACAAGCGAAGATGAGTTCGACAAGATAATGCTCTCCATTCGCAAGAAGGGTATTCAGAACCGGATTATCATTATAATGAACCCATGTGATTCCAATCACTTCATCTACAAGAAATACATTGAGAAAACTCACAAGCTGGTAGAGATTGACGGTGTGCAGGTTCAGATTTCCACTCATCCGAATGTGCTCCATATCCATACTACGTATTTTGATAACTTGGATAACCTTTCTCCTGAGTTCCTGAAAGAGGTGGAAGATATGAAGGTGAGTAATCCTGAAAAGTATGCTCATGTGGTTATCGGCCGGTGGGCTGACGTTGCAGAAGGTGCTGTGTTCAAGAAGTGGGGAATTGTTGACGAGTTCCCGGCTTGGGCAAAGAAAATTGCTTTCGGGCAAGACTTCGGTTATACGCATGACCCGTCTGCTTCCATTCGTTGTGGTATCGTTGATAACGCCCTTTACTTGGATGAAGTGGATTACCGTACTGGATTGCTTTCTTCTGACATCATCAAGACTCTTCGCCCGTGGGGATTGAAAGTCATTGCTGACAGCGCAGACCCACGTTTGATTCAAGAGATACACAACGGAGGAATCAAGATATATGCCGTAGAGAAAGGTGCAGGCTCTATCAATGCCGGAATTGACAAAATGAAAGATATGGAGATTTATATAACCAAACGCTCGTACAACTTGCAAAGCGAGTTCAGAAAGTATGTTTGGGCAAAGGATAAGGACGGGAACTATATCAACGAACCGGAAGACCATGACAATCACGGAATAGATGCTGTACGTTACTATGTATTGGGTGAGCTTCTTGGTAAGATTCAGAAGCCGAAAGATTTAACAGGAATATTCACACATTAAAAATATAAACTATGCCATTGAATTTAGAAGAAATATTAGCATTGCCTGACATCGGGCAGAAGATAAACTACCTGAAGAAAGGTAGGAAGACTGAACTTCCCGACCGTTGCAAACTTTGGGATGATTGGAATCCGGAACGACATGAAATCATGGTTGACAAAAAGAAATATCCGGACAGAAAGGTTCTTGAAAAAGAAGCAGAGAAGCACTTCGATGAAAAAACGGGTAAGACTTATGAAATCGAAGCAAAGTATAAGACTGAACCGGTGAACCGTATCTCCATTCCATTGGAACAGGATATCGTGAACATCCAAACTGCTTTCACGGTCGGCACAGAACCGTCTATGGATTGCATTCCGACTGATGATGATGAAAAGAAGCTGCTGGATGCGGTAAAGGCTGTATTTAAATCCAACAAAATCAAATACCAAAACAAGAAGATTGTCCGTGCCTGGCTCTCCGAACAAGAAGCGGCAGAATATTGGTATGTTACCGATGATGATTCGTTTTGGGCAAAGTTTTGGAAGAAAGTTAAGACTACGTTCGGTGGCAAGGTCAAGCCCACCAAGAAACTGAAAAGCGTGTTATGGTCTCCATTCAGAGGTGATAAGCTATACCCGTTCTTTAACGACGAAGGTAAAATGATTGCTTTCTCACGTGAGTATAAAAAGAAGCTCATGGATGATTCGGAGGTCACCTGCTTTATGACTATCACGGACAAAATGGTTTATCAATGGGATTTGTCTAAAGGGTATGAAGAAAGAACTCCTTTTACTCATGGATTCCCAAAACTACCGGTTCTCTATGCTTATCGTCCTGAACCTTATTGCAAGAAGATAAAGACTTTTCGGGTCCGGTTGGAGAAACTATTATCCAATTATGCTGATTGTATAGACTACCATTTCTTCCCACTATTGAAGCTAATTGGTGATGTAGAGGGTTTCATGGGTAAGGTTAAGGATAGAATGGTCAAACTTACAGGTGAAGGTGCGGATGCCCAGTATCTGACGTGGAACCAAGTTCCGGATACGGTACGTTTTGAAGCAGAAACACTCACTAATATGGCTTATGATATGTCAAACACTCCAAGAATATCCTTTGAGACGTTGAAGGGGGTAGGCAAAGCATCAGGAACCGCTTTCCGCTTTATGTTCATGGGTGCACATATGGCGGTAGAAAATCACGGTGAGGTTATCGGTGAGTTCTTGCAGCGGAGAGTAAATTTCATTGTTTCCGCTTTAGGCTCTATCAATCCAACCGAGTTTAGCAAGGCATCGCAGACCATTGACATAGAAACAGAACTGGTTCCATATATGATTGATGATTTGAATGATAAGGTGACCACTGCCGTTTCCGCTGTCAGTGGTGGCATCTGGTCAACGCGTGAGGGAATCATGTTTGCCGGAAATGCTGATAGGGTAGAAGAGGAACTTGCAGAAATCAAAGAGGAACAAGCAGCAAAGAATGAGCAAATCGGAGATAAGGGAAAGAAAAACGCCTCTTAGTTAGAAAAATTACGGGACTTATAGTTTTAGTATAAGAAAAATAGTTAGCGGTGGCTTCAAAGAGTTGCCGCTATTTTTTTTGCTCTTTTAAATTATAAATATTAGAATATAATTTTGAATTATAGAATTATATATGTATTTTTGTCACACGATAATTGAGTAACCAATGAGAATATTTACCGAACAAGCATTAAAAGAATATGCAGAGAACCATCCCGATTCAAAGGTCGCTTTGCAAGAATGGACTACCATTGTGAAAAGAAGCAAGTGGACCTGTTTTGCCGATATTAAGAAAACGTTTAATAGCGTTGATAGTGTAGGTAATCAACACTATGTTTTCAATATCAAAGGCAATAACTATCGTTTGGTAGTAGTGATTAAATTCACTATTCAGTTTGTGTATATTCGCTTTATTGGTACTCATAAAGAATATGATAAAATAGATTGCGCTAATATTTAGGATTATGACAAAGATAGAAAATCAAGCCCAATATGAATGGGCGGTGAAAAGAGTAGAGGAACTTCTTCCATTAGTGAAAGATGATACTCCTTTGAATGACCCAAATAGCATAGAATTGGAGCTTCTTTCTAATTTGGTTGCTGATTATTCCGAAGAACATTTTGCATTGGGAGAACCAACACTTGTGGATGTTCTTAAACTTCGTATGTACGAAATGGGGCTTAATCAAAAATCACTTGCAAAGTTGGTTGGTGTCAGCCCATCACGATTAAGTGATTATATATCTGGTAAATGTGAACCAACCTTGAAAGTTGCTCGTGAGATAAGCCGGAAGCTAAATATTGATGCAAATATAGTGTTGGGAGTATAAGTATAAGTTTTTGTCGTGATATATTTTAGGCGTGATTCATTCGGTTTCACGCCTTTTTTTATACCATTTTACGACAATCGTTTTATTGTCGTGTATCACCTATCTGATTATTTCTCACCCTCTTTATAAATAGCGAAATTTACCGTAGAAATTTATAAATCAAATTCATACGGTATGACAATCTTAGAACAAATCTTAGCAGGGCTACAACAGAAATTCGCTGGGGTGGACACTGCTATCTTAACCCGAATCGCTACTAAAAAGGCAGAGGGTGTAACGGACGAGACAAAGGTAAACTCTATTATTGAGGGTATCAGCTTTTCGGACGTGCTTAATTCCTATGGTGATTTCCGTGCCGGGGATGCTTCAAAAACGGCAGTGACTAACTACGAGAAGAGGCATAACCTTAAAGACGGTAAGCCAATCGAGACTACCACAACCACCAAAACGGAAGAGAATAAAGACGATGTGCCTGCATGGGCGCAAGCTTTAATTGACTCCAACAAGAACCTTTCTGATAAGCTAACGCAGTTTGAAGCAGAAAAGGCTCAAGCAACACGTAGCCAGCAGATTTTGGCAAAGGCAAAGGAGTATGGTATTCCCGAAAACTACGCCAAACGATGCGCCATTAAGGACGATGAGGACTTGGACGCATACTTCAAGGACTTGAAGCAGGAGTTTGCGAATGACGGCTTTAAGGGTGTAGTTCCTCCAGATACAGCAAAAAAAGAACTGGAGAATGAGACTCAGGCGTTTGCGAAAATGATTGCAGACGACACTAAAGAAATTGTAGAACAACAAAAACAGTGATTTTATGGCAGCAGGATTTAAGTATAATCTTGAACCGGAAGTTGAGCAGGAAGAACGCTACGACGTAGAAACCGGACGCAGACGCAGAGGTCCGTATAAGTTGGACACAACCAACCTCGTTGTCGGCTCGTACTTGCCCTCATTCACACCGATTGCAGCTGACTTGGTGAAGAAAACATCCCAAGTGGCTATCCGTGTGGAAGTATATGAGAAGTTTACGACAGGCTCCAATACCACATTGAAAATCAAGAAACGTTCTTTGGCTTACAAAGGTATGCACTTGGGTAACGGTGCGCATGGAGCGACAATCAACGCTATTGACAAGGCTGACAAAGCTTTTGATAAGCTGACGTTAGCGGCAGACTTTGGAGAAAATCTAGAAGCTGGAACAGTTCTTTACGAAGCGACAGCCGCAGATGGTACAACGCCCAAAGTTATCGCAAATTCAGCTCTGTATGAAAGGAAGCAGGTAGAGGATGGCATAGTATTGGTTTCCCTTTTGATGCGTGCGTTTGAAATCGAACCGACCAAGCTGGTAATGCCTTTCGCAGATATTGACAAGGCGAATATGCCGCACTTCCAGTTTAATGCTCAGGATGTCAAACAAGAAAAAGACACTGTATCAATTCCTAAGGCTTCTTCCAGTCGGGACGGATTGATGAGCAAGGAAGATAAAGCCAAATTGGATGGGGTTGCAGCACAAGTTAACAAGTATACTTTAACAGCAGCTACGACTTCTGCTCTTGGAGGTGTAAAGCAGGCAGCCAAAGTGAATGATGCATCTGGTACGGTGTCGGTAGAAAACTTTAACGGATTATTGACAGCGTTGAAAAACGCAGGTATAATGGCAAAATAAAGAAAGGAGGACTAATATATGATGCTAACTATTCATACATTGTTTAATGACCCGAACATTGTAAATGCAGTGATTCAGCGTGTCCTCAAGACAAGAAAGGACACAATTTATTGGCAGCAGTATTTGGGCTTCCGTAGGACTACTACTCGTGTATTTAAAGACTACATCGGTCAGGTTACTGGCGTGATGGCTGGTTCCATCAACTCCCGTTATGGCGAAAAGCCTATCCGTGAACGCAGGAATATCGGTTCCGGATATGGTGAGATTGCCTATTTGGGTGACCGCTATCAAATCTCAATCGACCGTTTGTCTGACTTGCAGGACTTGATAGATAAGTATAATGCCGCCAAACCGGAAGACCAGAAAGCAGCCATGCGTGACATCGTGGACTTCATCTATGACGATTACCGTCAGGTATTGCTGGCACCGCACAAGCGTATGGACATTATCGTAGGCTCTCTGTTGATGACTGGAGCAGCAAGCGTGAAGAACAAGGACGACAATGCCGGAGGAATTGACTTATTGAACATCGACTTGCCGTTCAAGTTTATCAAGCCGGACACAGAGGATAAAGACTATTTCGTCACTTACTTGCAGCAGAAACTGAATGAGCTGAAATCTATTTACGGCACATTCCCCAAGATGATTATGAGCCGTGGCACATTCGTCAAGAACATCATCGGTTCAAGCGAGTTCGGTGATAAGTTCAAGATGCAGCTTACAGGCAACGAGATGTATATGTCCACCGGGATTATCACTTCGCAACTGGCTTCTGCTATTTTTACGGGTATCGGACTTCCGGCTATTGAAATCAAGGAAGATTATGTGGTAGACCAAACAGGTAAGAATATCCCCATTTATGCAGATGGTCGTATTTCCCTGCTTCCGCAGGATAAAATCGGTTATATGCGCTTCCACACTCCTTATGAAGCTGTGGATGGTGTACCGGGACGTAATTACACTCAGGCAGATGGCGATATGCTGATTTCAGGTTACAAGGACGGCAATGGTCGCTATCTGGAATACACAGCCGAATGGATTCCGCAGATTGCGAACCCGAACCTGATTGTGAACTTCGATTTGAGTGAGATGAACGCATGACAGTAAACGATTATATATTACAGAAGTTTCAGACCTTCGGCGTTAACTTGTCGGAGGCTGACCTTTTCGATATATGTCTGAACGCAAAGATAAGCGGAGGGGGTGAGATGAACGAGGATTGCCAAACACGGGTGTCGGTGGCAATTGCGAAGTTCATCCCCTCTCTATTGCTTCGTGCCACTTCCATCAGCGAAAGCGGTTTTTCTATGTCTTGGAACATTCAAGGCATTAAGGATTACTATTCATTTCTGTGTAAACAGTACGGTTTGAAAGACGAACTGGGTAACAAACCTAAAGTGACTTTCTTATGATATTTGCCCCACACATATTGCAGGTAAAAGTTATCACCCCGATGGACAAGGATGAGTTTGGCAGACCTATTCCCGGAACAGGTGGTGAATACTGGCAGAAGGTATGCAAGTGCCGTTGTGATGATAACACTACCAAAGAGTTTTCATCTGATAACGGCTCTGTGTATCGTCCGAATTATCATGTAGTATGTGAGAAAAGAATTACTGTCAAGGCTGGTGATGAAGTACGTTGCATGGATGGTGATGGCGTAAGAGGTCAAGGCGAAGTCTACACGGTAAAGAGTACAAACTACTTTAACTACTCGGAATTATGGATGTAGATTTCGATTTCTCAGATGTCGACTCCTTTTTCGATGAAGGAGAATGGGAGGTCGAAAAGAAGATGATTGATGTAGGCGATGAAGCCGTGAAGTACGCGGAGGAACATGGCGATTATCAAGACCACACACTCACTTTGAGAACGTCCAATGATTACGATGTCGATAAAGATGGTTTGACACTGAAAAACGAAGCGGAATACGCATCATTCGTAGAATCTAAGGGATTTGATGTTTTAAGTAGTGCCGCTTTATATGCGGAGAAACGATTAAAAGAAGAATTTGAAAAATGAAATACAGAAAGAAACCAGTAGTAATTGAAGCCATTCGGTTGACAACAGACAACTTCGATGTTGTATGTGATTTTATGGGCGGAACTCCCGTACCGAAACACAATCCCGATTTCGGTATAGACGAGAATGGCAACACCAATGAGCCTTATCTTGGTGTGTACATCGAAACGCTTGAAGGCAAAATGCTTGCAAACTATGGAGATTATATCATCAAAGGAGTAAACGGGGAGTTTTATCCTTGCAAGCCGGACATTTTTGAGAAAACATACGATAAAGCCGATGATTCATCCGTAATGGGCTTCGGTGATGCAATCGAAGTGTTAAAACAAGGTGGGACTGTTCGTAGAAGTGGTTGGAACGGTAAAGGTTTGATGGTATTCAAACAAGTGCCAGCTCATATCGAAAGCGACATCATCCCTAAGATGCAATCTCTTTCCCAATCAGCAAAAGACCTTATTCTGAGAAGTAAAGGATTCATTGACTATACAAGCCAGTGCCTTATCTACAATGAGAATAACGGACGTGCTGATTCATGGGTTCCGTCTATCAGTGATGTATTTGCCGAAGATTGGGAGATTGTGGAATGATTGTAACTACCGACATAGGAAACATTCTCTACCGGGATTGCAAGGCTTTCGGAATAGCCATAGTGCCGGACGGGGAAACGCTGACGGGTGAATTGACCTCTGAAAGAATCGTTATCCATACGAAGAAACAACAGCCGGGAAAGTATTGGAAGAAATCTTTTGCAGAAGTGAATCTATGTGTACCCAATTTAAGCGAGAATGAAGCGAACACAATCCGGCTTAACGAACTTGAAAGAAAGGCTGACAAGCTGCTTGATGATGTAGTAAGCACCTATGACGGTACAACCTATCGTTACTCTATCGAATCAATTGGCGCGGAAGCGGATGCAGCTTTGAAATGCCATTACGTGAATGTGAGAATTTTATTTGAAGTAATAAATGTAAAACTATAAGATTATGATTTCAGCAGTAGGAATAAAAAGAATCTTGTTTGCCGATATTGATAAGGTAACGGCAGACATTACCCCCGAAATCGCAAAGACTTTGATTCAAGCCGCTATCAAAGCGAAAGATGAGGTTTTGAATGTACACGGGGAAACGTGGCAGATTGAGGAAACGGAAGCCTCCGTCACTGGGTACAAGAACCAATTAACGGGAAAGAATTACCGTTACGATGATGTGCCGGGAGAAGTATCGCCCGCTTTCTCTATCGGACAATATGACTGGAAGACCAAGAAAGCGTTCATGGGTGGCGATGTTATTCAGGCAACATCTAAAGATGTAGGTTGGAAGCGTGCTTTGGATAAAGTTATTATCAACAAAGCATTGTTCTGTCTGACCGATGATGATGTCTGGTTCATCTTCCCAAAATGCCGTATTGTTTCCCGTGAAGCCAATACGGATAAGGCAATTGCAATCGCTGTAAAAGGCTTGGTGCAGGAACCGGGAATCGAAGGTGTTTCTTCTGAGTATAACTATGAAGAAGGGCAGATTAAAGCTTTGCAGGCATGAACTACAGTAACCATTGTACCTACTCCTTCCGATGCGACCGTAAAGCTGGACGGTGCAACGGTCAAGTCAAAGCAGGTGAATGCTGGGGCTACCGTTCACTATGAAGTGTCGAAAGTGGGGTACGTCACTCAGTCAGGAGATATTAAAACCACTCCTTCTGAAGTTGATACCACTCTTAAAAAAGAGATAACATTGGTAAAAGCACAAGAGTGATAACCGGGGGATGGATATATACCATTCCCCCTTTTAGTTTAAGAATATGAATCAAGCAGCAAAAACGGTTTCTGATGCTTTGTTAGGGCTGGATTTCATGAATGTGGAGATAGGAGGGATGGTTTATACCATTAAACCTCCTACAATTAAAATTATCTGTCGTGCCATTCATCATTTTTCCAATATCGCCCTGCGAGGAGATAATATCATGGAGGCTATTAAAGAGCTTCCTGAAGCTACTGAAGATATGCTGAAAGGTATTTCATGCTTCATCTGCGGGAATGATAGTTTGGTCAAAGAATTGGAGAACGGCACTTTTGAAGAAGTCAAAGATGCCTTGGAAGTCTGTTTCTCTATGATGGATATTTCGGCTTTTCAGTGTGTCAGCTCGATGAGGAACGTGTCGATGCTGGCAGCAAGACCGAAACAGTAGGAAACACAACGTTCTTCGGGCAGATAGCCCATTTGATTGACACGCTTCATTTGAGTTATACAGAAGTGTTTGAGGTTATCCCTTATAGGAATCTGTTGATGATGCAACGGGATAAACTTCATACCGTAAGTGGTCAAAAGGTGAATAGAATCAGCGGTAAGGAATTAGCTAATCGTAGGAAAAAGAAATAGATATGGCGAAATTATATTGTTTAACTTTTAAAATTTTAAGCTGAATCAAAAGAAGAAAAAGTTTAGATGATTTATCGGCACAGAGATGGAGATTAGCGCAGACTAACATTTCTGATGCAAGAATGAAGAGAGTTAATGCCGCATATCGGAAGTATGCTGGCAATATTCATTCTCGTGTAGGTAATTTCGGTGAATTAACCGACAGACAGTACGCCCGTAAGTTCTCGCGTAGGTCTTATGTGGGGCTGAATGGTGAGTAAAGAAAAAGCCGGAGAAATCCGGCTTTAACTAAATAACTTTATCATGAGTAGGATCGTAAGTCATTTCTCTATTCTTTTTTTCTATACGAAAATCTTTTATTTTTGATGAAAGTGATTTTTCTAGAGTTTGTTTTGCTTTGCGGTACGTACCATCGTTTGATGGATGCCGCGAACTAACAATAGCTCCTATAACTTTTTTATCTTTTAAATACCCTTGATTGTAGAATAAGTTCACTGTATTGCCAATTTGCGTTACAGCATGTGCTATATCTGTTCCCTTTAGTTCTACAAAAATATAAATACAATTGGAAGGCGAAGTTGGTGTATATACAAATAAATAGTCACACTTTCTATGTTTCGATGAACTGTCAAAATAACCGTCAATTTTTATTTTGTCAACTTCAGAAACCTGCTTAGATACAATAGTGAATTTACTTTTATTCTCGCCAACAGTGAAACGTGAAGTACATCTACATTTAGATAACTTATATTTGTCATCAAAAGATGTAGTGTCCGTAAATTGAGTTTTTCTTTCAAAGCATTTACAACCCATCTCTTTCGATATTACAAAGTTCATCAAAAATATGTCCTAGTTCGTTGGACGCTTCGTCAATATATTCTGCGCCTAAAGATTTAATGTCAGTATCTCTTATGTCTTTAACAGTTCCATTTGAATGAAAGAAATAAGAAGATACATCATCAAAATCAATCAGAGCCATTGAGGGAATGAGTTCTTTTATTTTAGGTAAAACAAGTTTTTTGTTGTTGCTTTTCTTTAATACTTCTTGTGCAAATATTAAATTATCTACTACTGATAATACATAAGGGCTGTGTGTTGTAATCACAATACTTCCATTTGACTTTCTCATTTTTCTCATAATCCAATCAATTAGGAAATGTTGAGTAGAAGGGAATAAATTTAATTCTGGTTCTTCTATAACTAACATTTGTTTTTTCTTGCTTTCAACATACTGATTAAATACAGTCCATAGGGGAATGATTGATTGAATTCCACTTGAAGCTTGGGATAACTTTAATTCCTTATGCTCATTTGTTAAATATATAGTATCGCCATTATTATTAAAAGATACTTGAATATTTAGTATGTCTATATCAATATTTTTGTATTGCATTCTAGCTTTTTCATATAAACTTCCAAAATCCTTTATACAATCAGGAATACTAGCTCCTGCCTGTAATAAAGAGAATATGCTATTAGAAAATGTTGAAATTAACAATCTTTCAGCTGGTATGTATACAGGAATACACTCTTCATAAATGACGCTCATCAAAAGTGGCTTAATGAAGTTTGAGAAAAATGCATTTTCTTTCTTTAGCTTATCGTCTTTTATGGAATTTTTTAGAGCATCTATTAAATCTTTTAATGACGATTCACTTTCTTTTTTTTCTATAAATTTTAATATGAAATCATAGGACTCAGATGTGTTAGCCATCTCCATGAGATCTGCATCTTTATAATTACTATGGAATTTATTTAATTCTATTTCCCAAATGTATTTTTCATTACGATATTGAATTTTTGTGGATGAATCGAATGAAAAATTTATATTGTATTTTTCTAATAAGTTGGTGAATGCTTTAAAGTTTCCTTCTTTGATAGCCCAAAATATAGAATTGTTGAATATTGCGATAAGCTTTGCAATTGTACTCTTTCCACTTGATGTATGACCGATAAAAAAATTATATTTTTTTATTTCAATATCAGCAGATTTTATAGCTCCGAAATTTATTACTTTTAGATGTGCCATTTTAATGATTTTGAGTCGTTTCTTAAAAATAAGAAAATATTCAGCAGCAAATATAGCTATAAAATTATAGTTATAACAAATAATGCCTTCTTATTCTCATTGAACAAAGAGATTATGAGTAAAGTTCTGGATTTTGGTTTTATAATTTTTCCGCTAACTTCTTAATATCATCCTTACTATTGATAACGTGAGTGCTATCTCCTATGCGAACAGCTCCTATAACTTCATCGGAAGATTTTTCAAAAAGGTCTGAAACTTGAACATTCAAAGCAGATGCTATTCGTTCTAATACTTCTACTGAAGGATTGCCATTTATGTGTTGACTTAATCCTACTCTGGATATTCCCATCTTATCAGCAAGCTCTTGAACAGTTGTTCCTTGCTCTTTTATAACTTCTTTTATTCGTAAAGCCATAACTATTCTAAATTATATTTTGTGCAAATATACATACTTTTAAATATGTAAAACGATAGCTATTCTTAAATTGAGTTAATGTAAAGCGAAATATTTCTATTTTGTTTGATTATTTAAAGTGAACGGTTTACATTTGCATCGTGGTTATAAAACGATAGATATATGAAACGCTACAACTTATCTCAAATAATGAAAGACGCTCACCGCTTCTACAATAGCCGTTCAAGAATGGGCAGAACTTTTGGCGAATGCCTGAAACTCGCTTGGCGTTGGGCGAAAGACGCTATCAAGTTTGCAGAAGAAAGAGAAGTTAAGATAAAGGCTATGTTAGCCAACCAGAAGCCGGTAGAGCGTACATCTTACAATGATAGTAAGATTACTTGGTCTGACTGCTACAATTCAAATAGCCGTGGGTATATGGGTTCTCAATATTGTGGTGATTAAAGTCAGAGCAAAGTAGAAATGAAATAACTCAAAATATAAAGATTATGGAAACAATAGAACTAAGAGAAAGCGATATGTGCAGAGCTAAGAATCTCAATCGCAAAAACGGTTACGGCTTGGATAGCAAACAGATGATGCACCTTATTAACAATCATAAGAAAGGTGATGCGTACAAGCGTGCTTTGATAGAGTTTCGCTTGACTGATATAAACTTTCATCGTGAAGTCGAAATGCTAATGAACGGCAAGTATGATGAATTGAAAAAACAAGTAAAACAGTGGTAAGCAAAGAACGCACCACCTTCACAGGCAACGCGCTCGAAATAGTATAAACACATAAATATAACGAATATGAGAACAGAAATTATTAAAATGGAAAATTCTTCTTCATGTGAAATTGATTTGATTGAAGTAAGAGATGGACAAGCGGTAACCTCTTCATTGGTGGTTGCCAAGTATTTTGGCAAAGCACATAAAGATGTATTAAGGGCTATTAAATCATTGGATTGTAGTGAGTTATTTAACCAGCGCAATTTTGCGCCCGTTGAATATGTCGATAAAAAAGGTGAAAAAAGACCCATGTACTATTTAACTCGTGATGGGTTCACCTTTTTGGCTATGGGGTTCACTGGCAGGGTGGCTGCACAATTCAAAGAAGCGTACATTAACGCCTTTAACGAAATGGAAGAAATGCTCCGCAAGAATGATTGCACCAAGTATGCTGAAAAGATATTCAAATCCGAACTGAATTGTTTCAATAAACGGTTGAAAGAAACAGCAGCAAAAATAAGAAGAGAGAATGGGGTCGGATTTGGTATTTATGGTGAGATACAGGCAGGCGTATATGATTGCGACAAATTGCCTTTCCAAGAAAGATTGCGCAATATATTTGCCCAAATAAGCAATGCCTATGTAGAAAGTTATTATTTGGCAGGACACTATATAAACGCTGATAATCAAAACAAGCAGATACGCAAGTTGATTTCTGATTTTGAAGGGAAACTGGTAGAGGGATTTAGAATATATCCAAGCATATAAATACGATTATGAACTTCAAAACAAGACCACCGCCAATAATTGCTACCAAATGAGAGATTAAAAACATAGTTATAAATCAAAAACAACAAGAAAATGAGTAAACGATTTGCTATCGCCATTTTACCCAAAGAGAAACAGCAAGGGGGGGTAAAGTACGGTTTAAAGATTGAAAAACCTTCAGCATTGGGTAATGTGTATGGATTGACCGAAGAAGAGCTGAAAGAACTTCGTGGATTGATAGACAATGTATTGACTAAATAAGTATGAAACATATGAAAACGAGACCACCACCAAAAACTTCACGACAATGAAACGATTGTCGTGTTATGGTAAAATAAAAATCTCTCTCTTACACGATTATATAATAAGTTTGCAAACAGAAACAACGCAGCTATCCTCACAGCTGAAAATATAACCCCGCCATTGGTAAGAAGTGAGGAGCTTGCCTTTGGTGGGGTCTAATTTTTTAAACTGTGTAAAAGTATGAATAATATTCAGATTTTCCAAAATGAGCAGTTCGGAAAAGTAAGAATCGCGATGAATGAGAGTAATGAGCCTTTGTTTTGTTTGGCAGATGTTGCAAAAGCCCTTGGGTATAGCAGACCTGCCGATGCTGTAAATCAACACTGTAAAGGGGTCGTTATTTTGCCGACCCCCACAAATGGCGGTGTACAAGACATAAAGTACGGCAAGGAAAGCGAGGTTTATCGTTTGACTATGAAATCTAAATTGCCGGATGCCGAAAAGTTCCAAGATTGGGTTTGCGATGAAGTTTTGCCCTCAATCCGCAAACATGGTGCATACATGACCAGCGATACACTTGAAAAGGCTTTGACCTCACCCGATTTTCTGATTCAGCTTGCAACCAACTTAAAAGAAGAAAAACAGAAGCGTATCGAAGCCGAACAGAAGATTCAGAAAGATGCACCTAAAGTCCTTTTTGCCGATGCCGTTTCAACTTCTCAACGTTCTTGCTTGGTTGCTGAATTAGCAAAGATACTGCAACAAAATGGAGTGAATATCGGTCAGAACCGTTTGTTTAGCTGGATGCGCGAGAATGGTTATCTTTGCCAAAAGGGTGACTACTACAATCAGCCAACGCAGAAAGCTATGAAATTGGGGCTTTTTGAATTGAAGAAAACCACCATCACCAAGCCGGACGGCTCTGTATTGGTCACTACTACTACCAAAGTGACTGGTAAGGGGCAAATTTACTTCGTAGAAAAGTTCTTAGGTAAAGATGCTGCTTAAATAATAATGCGCACCTCGTTAAGTCGGGGTGCGCTATTAGTTACTTGGGAATAACTGATATAAAATCCCAAATAGGATTGTTTGATATAGAAATAATCATTCCTTTTTCAGAAATCAGTTCATTTAATTTTTTATTGGCACTATAAAATATTTTGTGTAAATGTAAAATACGGGATTCAGTATGGGTTCCGTATTTTTTATTTAATAGCTTTG